TCCTATCTATTGGGGTTGCCCTTCTATTGGAGACATGTTTAATGTTGATGGTATGCTATGCTTTGAAGACATTAAAGAGCTTCCTGAACTACTTAAAGGATGTACTCCTGAATATTATGAGAGCAAGAAAGAAGCTCTTAAAGAGAACTTTGAACTTGCTAAGAAATATCGATTAGCAGAGTTAACTATTCCAAGCCTTTTATGAGAGGAGATAGAATATTAGTTACTGGTGGAAGTGGTATGGTAGGTAAGCATCTTAAAGAGCTTATCCCTAATGCTACTTTTGTTAGCTCTAAAGACTACAATCTCTGTAATAGCTTCGCTGTACAATCAATGTATAGTGATATTGAACCTGATTGTGTTGTTCATCTTGCTGCTAAGGTGGGAGGTATTCAAGATAACATTGCTAACCCTTTAGCATTCTTAGAAGATAACTTAGTTATGAATACTAATGTTGTTAAGGCTGCTAATGATAAAGAAGTAAAAAGATTTATCGGTATACTTAGTACTTGTATCTACCCAGATAGACTTGAAGATAGTCAGTATCCTATGACAGAAGACTTGCTTCATGCTGGTCCTCCAACACCAACTAACTTTGGTTATGGTTATGCAAAGAGAATGCTTGGAGTTCATTTAGATACAATTAGGAACTCTACAGGTAAGGATTACTTTTCTATTATTCCAAGTAACTTATACAGTGAGTATGACCATTTTGATGATGATACTAAAATGCATTTTGTAACTGCACTACTTAAGAAGATTAAAAATTCTAAAGATGGTATTGTTCCTTTATTTGGTACAGGAACTCCTTTAAGACAGTTCATTCATGCTGAAGACCTTGCAAAGATTATTACTAAGTGTGCTTTAAGTGATAAAGATATTAAGACTAACTTCAATGTATGTTGTGATGATTCACCATCTATTGAAGAAATAGCAAAAGCAGGTCTTAAAGCTACAGATAAATATCGTAACAAAGTTTTAGAGCTTCAGTTCGACTCTTCTAAGCCTGATGGGCAGTTTAGAAAAGATTGTGACAATTCAGTCATGAGGAAACTATTTCCTGACTTTAGGTTTTTATCGCTTGAAGAAGGACTAGAAAGAGTATATAATAAGTTATGAGTGGAAGAGATTGGAAGCATAATACCTTTAAATTGAGTAAAGGTGAAGCAGTTTTGTTTGCCTTAGCATTACCTTTTATCTTTATTATTGGTACATTTGGTTCTGCTATTTCAGCACTCTTTAGTAAGAAAAGTTGATTTTCATAAGGAACTATGCTATAATAAAGTATGGCAATCAACTTAGTTTCTGATACTATCGACCGCGAAGACGCGTGTGGTATTATCAATTGGCTCAATCAAAAAGAGCTCCCTCAACTTACTAAAGGTCCATTGACTAAAGAGTATGAGGCAAAGTTTTCTAATTGGCTTAGGACGGGTCTAGATCATCGGATCCATGGTACCATCAATTCTGTATTTGTTAATAGTGGATCATCTGCTATCCTATTAGGTCTTACTGCTCTTAAGTTTGGAGGTAAGCTTAAGAATAATAAAATTGTTGTACCTGATTTAAGTTGGGCTACTGATGTTAGTACACCTCTTATTCTTGGTATGGATACCTTCCTTGTTGATTGTAACTTTGAAGACCTTTCAGCTGATCTCAATCATCTCGAACAAATATTTAAAGAAGAGAAACCAGCAGCCTTTATTCTTGTATCAGTACTTGGACTTGTACCTGATATGGATCGTATTCTCGATCTTTGTGAAACATATGACGTCCTCTTAATTGAAGATGTTTGTGAAGGTATGGGTTCACAACACCACGGACAAAAGCTTGGTACATTTGGATGTATGAGTTTCTTCTCTACTTATTTTGGACATCACATCTCTACTATTGAAGGTGGCATGGTATGTACAGCTGATAAAGAGATTAACGATCTACTTCTTATGACTCGTTCACATGGTTGGGATAGAGATCTTAATCCAGAAGCTGCTAGGAAGCTTGCTGAAGAGGAAGGTGTTAGTGACTTTGATAGGTTGTTTACTTTCTATACCCCAGGACTTAATGTTAGGGCTACAGACCTTCAAGCAAAGATTGGTATTAATCAGGTTGATAAGATTGATAAATTTGCAAAGATTCGTAATGAGAACTTTCTTCACTACAATAATAGATTAGCTTGGGCGAAAGATCTTTTATTTAAACCAGAGCAATTAACTGGAGATTTTGTTTCTAACTTCTGCTATCCTATTGTTAGTGAGAGTAGAGATGCAATTGTAAAAGAGCTTAAGGAAAATGATATTGCTTGTAGACCTCTTATTGCTGGTGCTTTGAGTAATAGTCCAATGTGGCAGAAGTTTGGTAAAGCTGATCGTAACTTTAATGCATTGGTAATTGACAACTTTGGCTTCTATGTACCTAATCATCAAGGCATGACTACTGAGGATGTAGATAAGGTTTGCGATATCATTTTGAAGTATTAATCAGTTGATACTGAAAAGTTTTATTATATAATAAGGAGTAATATTATGATTATTAAACAATACCTGTATAACGGCGATCTTATTCACAAGCGCTTCGCTTATGAGTTCTTTCGTAAAGATGTATCCCCAGTTGGTAACGTTGTCGCCTTCCGTGCTCCTATGGATGTGACTAAGAACCTTATTGACCTTGAAGATACTCTCTCTAATGACTTCATTGCTTCTAAAGACGCAATTAACTTCTGCTGGGAGATTCCTAATCTTTGTCCTTTCGGTGCTGTATCATTCCAACGTCTATTCAATACTTCTATTGCTCAGATCTTGAGTAAGTATATTGGTGCTCCTATTGCTATGGATGGTGACGACCTTATGGTTCAAAAGACCTTTGTAGGTTCTGACGGACAAGAACGTTCTGAAGGTAAAGTAAGTGTTTCAATTACTTACTCTCTTGAGAATGTTGCTGTTGGTCACACTGCAGTAAATATCGATGCTGGTCCTGATGCTCCTGGATTTGCTTTCTCTTCTCTCCTTAGTGATGAAGATGCAGAGTCCTTTATGAATGAAGTTATTGCTTACTTCAATGCTGAGGTTAAAGATCAGTTTGTTGCTACTACTAAAGTAATCGTATAATGATTATTAACTACTACGGCGTTGAAGATAACTTCTGCGAGTGGGATTATATACAAGGTGTATTAAATCATCTTGACTTAGATGATACCTTTAAGGTACACATCGTAAGTGTTACTCCAGAGTGGGATTATATTGACAAAGTAGTACTTGATGATAAAAAGAAGAATGTTATTATCGGCTTGGCTGATGAATGGTCATCCGATAACATTCCTCAAACATGGAAAGATAACGCTACCGTTTTTAAGGCTTACCTAAAGCCAGAACAAGAAAAGGGTAGTGTTCATTCCTTTCCATTAGGCTTTAATAAGAAGCATAAGAAGCTTCCTAATAAGCCAATACACACGAGACAGACAGATGTCTTCTTTGCTGGTCATGCAGCCTCTCCAAACAGAGTACACTACCTCAGGTGGGTAGTTGATTACTTTCAAGATATGCCTAAAAGCAAAAGACCTAAACTTGACTTTAATATTACAAAAGGTTTTAATACAGGTCTTAACGGTGAAGAGTATTCACAAAGATTGCATAATGCTAAGATTGTTGTTTGTCCTGCTGGTAATGTAAGTGCGGAAACATTTAGACATTATGAGGCAATGAGAAGTGGTGCAATTGTTGTATCACCTAAACTTCCACAAACGAAGATTTATAAAGATGCTGCTATTTGTCAAGTAGATGATTGGGAGTATAGAGTTGGTGATGCAATTATGGACTTGCTATCTGATCTTGATATGTTACAATTGGTTCAAGAGAGGCAGCAGCAGACTTATAACAATAGGTTCACTGCTAAGTCAGTAGCTAAATATATTCATGAACTTCTTTCAGATACAAAATAAGCTCTTCTTTGCTAATAAGAAGACGCAACCAGAGCCTCTTGATCAGGAAGGTGAACAGGCCTTCGTACCGTTTCTATTCAATAGATGGTTAACGATGTATAGTAAAGAGACTGTTGGCTTTGTCAATGAAACTCTCAATAAGTATTGTGGTATCTTTGATACTGATAAACAAAAGACTTACAAGCTATACTTCAATCTCATTCCTCGTCTTAAGTTCAAACGTATTAACTATATTAAGAAGGTTAAAAAAGATAAGGATCAGAAGGAAGAAGAGACTAATCTTAAGATGATTGCTAAGAATAACTTCATGTCATCGCGTGAGTTAGAGCAGTATAAAGAGTTGATTAATTCCTAACATGTAGTAAATAATAGTATGGCTAATATTGATAACCTAGCAACTCATAAGCACTTGATCGACCTTTCGACTCACTCTGAAGGTGACATTGGCTTGACTGACGATTTTGAGTTGACGATGATTTTTGATGATATTCTTCTTGTTGAATATGTTGACGAGAACGAACACGGTGAGATCCAGCGTAACGGAATTTATGTTCCTACTAATGCTGTAACTAAGGCTTGGCGTAAAGCTAAAGTTGTTCTTGCTGGACCTAAAGCACAGTATGCTAAGAAGGGTGATGTTGTTATCTTCCCAAGTAATCTTGGTGTTACAGTAGCTAATATTGACGTTCAAGGTGAGACAGTTAAGAAAGGTATCTTCTTGAATGAAGATCGTCTCTTTGGTATTTGCAACCTTAAGAATGCAGATAAGTAGGTCAGGCCTTGACAACTTACTGCGCAGTAATGTTTGTGAAGTACGCTTTGTAAGACGTGATCCAAGACCTGGAGACGGTCCTACAAGGCGTATACTTTGCACAAAGGATTTGAGTATCCTTACCTCTGTAAATGGTAGAACAACTCTAAACTATAGACCACCTCGAAGTGGTATGCAGATTAACGAAGCCCTTCAAAACATTTGTGTTGTATGGGATGTAATGATGCAAGACTATAGAAATGTTGCGATGGATAGTTGTACCTTAATACAATCAATTCCGGCAGCAGATTGGTGGGAGTATTTTAATGAGAATATTTATCCAATGGCACCAGCACAAAAACTTAGCTTTATGAACTCATGAATATCTCAACTGAAAACTTCTCTGATCACCTTAAACCCTTTCTATTGCAGAAAGTAGCCATTTGTACAGATAAGAAAATTATCCGCAAAGGTAGGTTGAGGATTTTTCAAATCAAGCAGCACTATGCTAAGCTTACTTTAGAAGATGAAGTAAGAACACGCTTGTATGAGATTCCGTATCCTTATGAGATGTCCACAGATGGTAGAAAGCTTACTCTCTGTTATAAGCTTGAAAAGTTTCTCAATATAGGTGATCTCGATCTACAGGTTAAGTTCTTAGACTCTACTAAGAGCTCTAAACTATACAACTCTAATGTCTATATTCTTCCTTTGGAAGATGTTCAGTTTTAACTTGATTACGCTAGATAGTAGCCTATAATAGTTATAGTGATCGGAACTATAACAAACAACTTCCCCGAGGGCTATACTCCTAACCCCTCTCAAGTTAAGCTTCTTAAGAGTATTGACGAAGCCTTTGCTAAAGGTAAAAAATTCGTTATCTGTAATGCTCCTACTGGAGCTGGTAAGTCTTTTATCTCTAAGACTCTTGGTAATGCTTCAGAAGATGCTCCTGACGAATTTAGAGAGTTAGTTACTTCATACGCTGCTTTCAAGAGAGGTTCTACTGGTTATAAATATCAGGAAGAGATGGAGGAGACAGCTCCCTTTGGTTGTACTGCTTTGACAATTACAAAGGCTCTACAAGATCAATACAAAGAGTTATTTGATGATGTTGAGGTTGTTAAGGGTAAGTCTAACTATCAATGTGTAGTAGATGAGAGGTTTCCAGTAGATGTAGCTCCTTGTGTAAGTTCTCAGAACCTTAAAGCTGATTGCTGGGCTAAGTGCAAGTGTCCATATTATGAAGCTCGTAACAAAGCTCTAACTGCTCAGTTCAATACTCTTAACTATAATATGTTTTTTGCCCTTCCTGATCACCTTAAGAAGAGACAGTTCTTGATTTGTGATGAGGCTTCTGAGTTAGAAGATCAGTTGGTAAAGGAGTTTACTTGTAAGATTGAGTATAAGTTTCTTGCTCGTATGGATATTGCTCCACGAGTTCTAACTTCGAGTATGAATGCTCTTAAGTGGTTGACAGAGCTACAAGTAGATCTTACTGATAAGGTCGATGATATTAAAGAGATACTTAAGACTAGTAAGACTCGTAATAAGAAGTCTTTGATGGATCTTACTACCAATATGCAGAGATTGCAGAACCTAAAAGGTAAAGTAGATCTTGTAACTGACTCTTGGAGTGAGAGTGAGTATGTTCATACTAAAGATAGAGAAGGTATTACCTTTATGCCTCTCAAGGTTAATAACTTGGCTAAGAGACTCTTTGATTATGCTGATCAAGTCATCTTAATGTCAGCTACTATTATTGACCCTAATAACTTTTGTAAGAGTCTTGGTATTACTGATTATGAATATGTTGAAGCTGAGTCGAGTTTCGATCCTAAGAAAGCTCCTATTGTTGTCAACCCTAAATATAAGCTTAACTATCATCTGATGGAGAAAAACCTTCCTAAGGTGATTAGACTTGTAGCTGAGATTTGTAAGCATCATGGTAATGATAAAGGCATTATTCATACTCATAACAATACTATTACTTCAAGATTGAGTACTATGCTCTATGGTGATAGATTCTTGTATAGAGAGCCTGGTATCAAGAATGAAGATATCTTAGATAAACATATACTTAGTAGTGATCCTACTGTATTAGTATCTCCTTCTATGTCTTATGGGGTAGACTTGAAGGGTGATCTTGCTAAGTTTCAGATTATTATCAAAGCTCCATTCTTACCTACTAAGGATGTTAGGATTGAGAAGCTTATGAAGAATGACTTTGATTGGTATCAGAATAAGATGCTATGCTCTCTTATTCAGTCTTGTGGTAGGGGTATAAGATCTACTAAAGATGAGTGTATTACCTATATTCTTGATGGTACTATTGTTGAGAATATTGTGAGAGCTAAGCATAAGTTGCCGAAATACTTCCTCGAACGCTTCATTTAACATTAAATAATAGTAGCTTTGAAGAATTATACTTACAACTTTGAGATTAAGGACTTACTTACTCAGTTTGTTGCTGCGTTTGATGATACTGTCATTAAGCGTTATAACAAAGATAGGGAAGCTGAGCAAGAGATAGCAGTACGATATGTAATGGCTCCTAAGCAGCGCATTATGTATGATATTGTTAATAAGGCTCAGAACTTAAAACTCCCTGTTGTTAGTATTGACCTTGCGTCTGTAGGGTATGATAATACAAGGGTATTTAATAAGCTTGATAATTTTGATAATTATGGTGGGCAGACATCTACATCAATTAATACTCCAGTACCAGTTAACTTGGAAGTTAACATGTCTATTCTCTGTAGGTATATGTCTGATATGGATCAGATCCTTTCTAATTTTATTCCATACACCAATCCATATATCGTTCTTGCATGGAGGGAGCCAGTAGACCCGACATTGCTTAGTGCTGGTGAAGTACCCTTCAATCCCATTGAGATTAGATCAGAAGTTCTTTGGAGTGAAAATATCTCAATGAACACACCTAAGGATTCTACTTATAGTGATAAGTTTAGAATTGTTGCTGATACATCATTTACTATTAAGGGTTGGTTGTTTAGAAATAAGAATGATAGACAGAATCCAATTTACTTTATTGATACAAACTTTGTTAATACTGATTCAACTTATAGTTTCACACCTGCCATTACAGCTGAAGATTATGAAACCTTCTTTAGTAATTTAACAGCAGATGCAGATATTGAAACTGTATCACTTTCCGGATATCCTTTTACTGACTCTGTATTCTATAATGCTTCTGGATTCCCAATGCCAGTTGAGGGTCCTGTAACAATTACTACACAAGCTAAACAACTTAATAAAGGTACGTACACTCTTATTGGTCAGAACTATAATGAGACAGAGTTCGTTCTACTCTCTTCTACTTCTGCTCTTACTGATACACTTACATCAGTTGATACTAAATATACAGGTACAATTGATGGGTACCTCTTACCACTTTCAAGCTATACTGTACAGAGTGATACAGTAATGAATATTAATCTCTCTAATCTAAACGCACCAGGAACATTCCAAGTAGTAGTCAAGAACCCAGCTGGGTGGACTTCAACTGGTTCTTTGTCTGGAGTATCCTTTACAACTGAATAAATAACTTAAGATGGCAAACACAAATCCAACTAATGACGGAAGAGCAGCTACATTTGGTAGAAACCTTATGAGCTATGTTTCAAATAGACTTCCGTATGCTTCACAAGAAGATGATTCTCTTAATGATAAGTATAAGCACTTCGCTAAGAATGGTCAGCAGAGAGCAGAAGCTCTCGTTAAGTCATCTGTAACATCTTCCAACCCTTACAACAATGTACCTATTGGTGACTTTGGTAAGGATGGTTCTTTCAATGATGTTATGTATGCATCACTTGATCAGAATAAAGGTGGTCGTATGCGCGACTATCGTACAATGGCTGCTAATAATGAAGTAGCTGAAGCGCTTGATGAGATTTGTGATGAAATGATCAACGAAGATGAGAATGGTCGTGTTATCAAAATTGCATACGAGAATATTGAACTTGATGTTGATCAAAAGACTGACCTTGATGCTGAGTTTGATAAGTATGTAGACTTCTTCGATCTTAAGTCAAAAGGATGGCAGTACTTCCGTCAATTGCTTGTTGAAGGTGAAGTATACTTTGAGCAAATTCTTCACGAAGATTACACTAAAGAAGGTGTACTTGGTTTGATTAATATTCCATCTGAGATTATTGATCCTGTTTACAATAACATTCAAAACATGATTGTTAAAGGCTTCATTTATAAGAAGCCAATCTTTAGTACTCAACAGCCTAATAAAGTTGAAAAGACTGAAATGATTCCAATGGAGCAGAACCAGATCGTTTATGCTCACTCCGGTGTTTATAATGAGACTAAAGACTTTGTAATTCCTTTCATTGAGAATGCTCGACGCCCTTATCGTCAGCTCGCTCTTATTGAGGATGCTATTGTTATTTACCGTTTGGTAAGAGCTCCGGAACGTCTCGTATTCAACGTTGATGTTGGTAATATGGCTCCGCCAAAGGCTGAAGCTTATCTTCGTAAGCTTATTCAGAACTATTGGTCAAAGAAGACCTTTGACAGTGATCAGTCAAACGTTGTTAATAAGTTCAATCCTCAGTCTATGCTTGATGCATTCTGGTTTGCTAAGCGTCAAGGTTCTGAAGGTACTTCCGTTACTCAGCTTCCAGGAGGTGCTAACCTTGGTGAGTTGACTGACCTTATGTACTTTATTAAGAAGCTTTACAGAGCTCTTAAAGTACCTGCTACTCGTATTGATCCTGAAGATCGTACAGTTGATCCAGCTTCTATTCTTCGTGAAGAGCTTAAGTTTGCAAAGTTTGTTGTTCGTATGCAACAGCGTTTGTCTTCTGCTATTAAGAAAGGTTTTGTAACTCACCTTAAGCTTAAAGGTTTATGGGATGAGATGGGTCTTTCAGAGACTAACGTTGATGTAGCATTCACCCCACCTACTAATTACTTTGAAATGCGTGAAGCTCAGAAGCTTGAGCTTAAAGCTGCCAACTTCAATACACTTGCTGGTAATGAATTCATTTCTGTTACATATGCACAGAAGAAGTATCTTGGTTGGAAGGATAGAGACATTCTTGCTAACAGAGAGTTTATGCGTAAGGATGCTGAGATGCAATGGGAGTTAGCTCAGATTCAAGCTGCTGGTCCAATGTGGAAAGAGCAACTTGCTGCAGCTGCTGATGCTGCTGGTGGTGAAGCTGATGCTGATATCGGTGGTGGAGCTGCTGGAGGTGAAGGTGGTATTCCTGAGTTTGGTGGAGGACCTGCTGGAGGTGATGAAGCCGCCGGTGAAGATGCTCCTGAAGCTGAT